CAGGTGGACCTATTCACGAACTTTCTCAAAAAATAATAAGTAAAGTACAAAATAGATTTGAAAAAAAATATAAACCAAGAGAAGAAATAGGAATATTAAAAAGATATTCCGATATAACTCAAGTAGATATGTCCAAAGGTGATTGGTTAGTTTTATCGTCAGCTAATTATTTTTTAGAAGATGCTAAAGACTTATGTGAAATACAAGGATGGTATTATCAATATCGTGGCAGAAATTCTATTTCATTAAAATTATTATTAGCATTAAATAATTGGGAATCGTGGCGTAAAGGTGAACTATTAAATCACTTAGAGATTAAAAACATTTATGAATATTTAGGGGAAAATGTTTTAGTAGGATTTAGAAAAGGTAAAACTCTTCATTCAGATAGCAAATATACTTTAAAAGAATGTCGAGAACAACACGGCCTTAGTACTGACAAGGTTTGGTATGATTCTTTTGAAGGTCTAGATAATATGACCGAAAACTATATTCGTAATATGAGGGCGAATGGAGAGATGATAAATAAAAATCCTCGTATAATAATGTCAACAATACACGGAGCGAAAGGAGGAGAAGCCGACAATGTTTTATTAATGCAAGACTTAACAGGTGCAGCACTAGAAACTCTTAGTCATGACCCAGATGAATTACATAGATTATTTTATACTGGAGCGACGAGAGCGAAGCGTGAATTGCATGTATTAGATCCTAAGAACTTTGATCGTGCTTATATAATATGAGAACAGGAATATCCGATCAACACGAACGAGATGACAGTTTAGGAGCTGTTAATGAATACCGAGCAATTATAGAATTTTTAGCAAATGGTTGTGAAGTATTTAAAAATGTTAGACAACACGGTTGCATAGACATTGTAGTTATTCATCCAGATGGAACTATAGAAAAGCTAGATGTTAAAACAAGATGTGAACGAAAAAGAGACGGATCTCCTATACATAGATCCTTATCTGATAAACAAAAACAATGGGGTGTTAAGTTATTTTACATAGATGAAAATCACGAAGGACACTACCATCCACCGAAAGGAATATACCATGACAAATAAAGAAATATTTAAAAAAGCTACATATGATTCATTAGACAAGCAGGTCGGAGGGAAACACTACCGCAATATGGCCATTCAGCCAGCAGAGTTTATAAATGAAAATAAACTCTTGTTTGCTGAGGGAAATGCTATAAAGTATATTTGTAGACATTCAATAAAAGGAAAAGAAGAGGACGTGAGAAAAGCTATTCATTACCTAGAAATGATTTTAGAAAGGGATTACTCGTGAGGAGTACTCAGATCCCACTTTTTGCACCCGAAACCGAATGGGTTGCTCCACATGAACTTAAAGATTTATCAGGCGCGAAAGAAGTTGCGATTGACTTAGAAACCTATGATCCTCATTTAATGACCCTAGGGTCAGGTAATGTAACTCAAAAAGGCCACATTGTAGGCGTTGCCGTGGCCGTAGAGGGGTGGTCAGGCTATTATCCGATAGGTCATGAGGGTGGTGGAAATATGGACAAAAAACTCGTTTTAGAGTGGGTCCAAGACTTAGTAAACCAAGAGAAAACTACCTTTATATTTCACAATGCAATGTATGATGTCTGTTGGTTGAGATCTGCTGGTATTAAAATTAGAGGTAAGATTGTTGATACTATGATTGCAGCATCTTTAATTGATGAGAATAGATTATCTTATCAATTAAATACCCTTGCAAAATTTTATGCAGGGATTGGTAAAGATGAAAAAATATTACAAGAAGCAGCTAAAAGTTATTCCGTAAATGCTAAAGCAGAAATGTATAAATTACCCGCAATGTATGTAGGTGAGTATGCAGAACGTGATGCCGAAGCTACCTTAAAACTTTGGCAAAGATTAAACATAGAATTACATAATCAAGAATTAATGGATGTCTTTACACTAGAGACAAAATTATTTCCTTGTTTAGTAGACATGAGATTCAAAGGTGTAAAAGTTGATCTTGAACATGCAGACAATTTGAAAAAAAATCTTATGGAACGAGAGTCCAAAATTATCAGTAAAATCAAAAGTTTAACAGGAATTGAGGTTGAAATACATGCAGCTAGAAGTATCGCAAAAGCTTTCGACAAATTAAAACTTCCATATGATAGAACTGAAAAAAGTAATGAACCTAGCTTTACAAACTTTTTACAAAACCATCCTCATGAGTTAGCGAGATCAATTGCAGACGCACGAGAGATTAATAAAGCACATACCACTTTTATAGATTCAATTACAAAGCATGCACACAATGGAAGAATACATGCAGACATAAATCAAATTAGATCCGATGCCGGTGGAACGGTAACAGGTAGGTTCTCTATGAGCAATCCAAACTTACAGCAAATTCCAGCGAGGCACCCGGAGCTGGGACCGATGATTAGATCTATTTTTATTCCAGAAGAAAAATGTAAATGGGGATCGTTTGACTACTCACAACAGGAACCAAGAATTTTAGTACACTATGCTAAATTACAAAACTTAGATGGTGTTGATGAAATTGTTGAGGCATACAATACAGGTGACGCAGACTTCCACCAAGTTGTAGCGGATATGGCAGGTATTGAACGTAAGCAAGCCAAGACAATTAATTTAGGATTAATGTATGGCATGGGAAAAAATAAGTTAATGTCAGAGTTAGGTTTAATGAAAGAATCGGCAGAAAAATTAATAAGACAATATCATACTAAAGCTCCCTTCGTAAAACAATTGATGGACAATGTTTCTCGTAAAGCAAATGATAGAGGAAAAATTAGAACGTTAGGTGGTAGAGCATGTCATTTTGACTTGTGGCAACCAGTACAGTTTGGAGTTTTTAAACCTTTACCATTAGAACAAGCTAGAAAAGAATATGATGAGCCATTAAAGAGAGCCTTTACTTACAAAGCTTTAAACAAATTAATACAAGGATCTGCAGCTGATATGACTAAAAAAAGTATGGTATCTTTATATGAAAATGGTATAATACCACACATTCAAATTCATGATGAGGTCGATATCTCTGTTGAATCTGATAAAAGGGCGGAAGAGATTATTGAAATAATGGAATCAGCAGTAGAGTTAAAGGTTCCTAACAAAGTTGATTATGAGTCTGGTGAAAATTGGGGTCAAATCAAATAGGAGTTAATATGGAAAATATAAAAATAAAGTGCCAAAAATTATGGCTAGATCACAAACATAGCATAATCGCAGCAACAGCAGGATTAGTAGTAGGAATAATATTATTCTAATTTATGAAGAGGAACTGTGCTTATGGATTACAGATTCACAGCAATATTAATAATATTGTTATGTTTGCTGGCTTTTTTCGTAAAGCCGGTACAAAACCCTACATTGAAAAATAAGTCGAACGACTATATACTTCCTCTACCAAAACCAAAAAACTAATGCCTTTTAAATCAGAAAAACAAAGAAGATGGATGCATATTAATAAACCCAAGATGGCTAAAAAATGGGAAAAAGAAGAAGCCATTATTAAGTTTAAAAAGAAAAAAAAGAAAAAGAAATGATTGAAAAATTAATGACTTTATTAGTGGGAATCCTCCTGGCGTTAGCCGGATGGACATTAACTAGAACGTTTGATCTGTCTACCAATCAAGCAGTTCAACTAGACAAAGTTTCTAAACTAGAAAGACACGTAGAAAAACTTCAAGATAAACTAGAAGATATGCAAGACTCTGATGAAGAGATTATGGAACAACACGAAAAATTATTTAAAAAATTAGAACAAGGCAATACGGGGTATAGTTATAACTAATGGCAAATAAAAAACTAACAAAAAGACAACAAGAAACAATGGCGAAACATAAGAGACATCATACAGCAAAGCATATGAAAGAAATGAAAAAAGCTATGTTGAAGGGTTCAACTTTTGGAGACGCACATAAAAAAGCTATGAAAAAAGTAGGGAAATAAATTGAGCAATAAACCACTCAACATATCGGAATCAGCTGCCGTGCAGATGCCGATGAAGACGGTTGCCTCGCTGATTTTACTCGTCGCAGCAGGTGTGTTCGCATACACAGAATTGACGGCAAGGTTAGTATCGTTAGAGACATCAAGAGAATTATTTGAAAATGATTTGCTTAAAAAATCTGAACAGGTCCCTGTGGATCAGGAACAGCTATTTTTATTGGAAGATCTTTATAAAACCGTAGAGAAAATTGAAATAAGAATTGAGGATATGATGCACAATAAAGTGAATATCCAATTTATTCAAAAACAAACTGAGAAGCTTTTAATAGATGTTGAAGATTTAAAAGATAAAGTAAGAGCAAATAAAAATGGAGGCACACATTGACAGAATTAGTGGTAGCCCTATTGATGATAATCAACGGAGAGATTAAGGAAGCACGTATCCAAACTTCAATGTCTGAATGTTTGAAAGGAGCTAGGGTAGCTAAACGTCAGTTAAAACCTGATGGAAAAGTTAAGTATCAATGCATAAAATCTATGGCAGAATTAGAAGATAATATAGATGGATCAAAGTCTATTAAAAAACTTATTCTAGAGTAATGAAAAAAAACTGTAATAAATGTAAGAAAGAATTTGAAGCTAAAGAAGAATTAGATATGTTTTGTAGTGATGACTGCAAACAAGAAGCTC